CCAATGATAAAGAGTGTAATAATTCTTCTCATAATATCCCTCTTAATTATCTTCCTTTATGCCTCTTTGCCCATGATATACGTGTGCATTTTTATATATTTTCCAGATTGGATAAGGTCATCAGCATAGTCGATAAGTTTCTCCTGTCCTTCTGTATTGAGAGCGCGAAATGCGTCTATCAGTTTACGTTCGGCTTCTGTTATCTGAGATTCAAGCAATGAAGGGTTTGGCGCGTCAGAATATCCCATGAGATAATCCACCGTGACATGGAAATAATCAGCTATTCTATACTTTACGTCATCCGATGGAATGGTATGGGATTTTCCTTCATACTTCCCAATAGAAGATCGCTCGACACCAATTATAGCCGCAAGCTGTTCTTGCGTTATTCCGTTGGCTTTTCTCAAATCCTTCAATCGCTTTGCGAACATCATCCCCACTCCCTTTTGTTTATTATAGTGAATGAAATTCACAAATTCAACAAAATATGGACAATGTGAATACATTTCAGAATATGCGGTTGACATTGTGAATTTGATTCTATATAATGTGAATCACATTCAGAAGAGGAGCACAAAACCAATGAATCCTTTCAGAAAATGCAGACTTAGGGCCGGGCTTCGACAGGAAGCCGCTGCCGCCGCCCTGGAAGTAGATCGTTCCACGATTGCCAAATGGGAGACTGGCATTGCAAAACCCAGGGCTGATAAGCTGAACGCCATTGCAAAGCTCTATGACTGTTCGATCAGCGAACTGTTGGAAGAAGATTATAAATCTGGAGAGGCGGTGTAATCATGGCTGATAAGTACATCCAGGTCGGTTTCACAGCCCTGCGCGACCCGGCGACCGGGAATTTCCTGCCCGCCGTGCCATTGTACATCAAGGCGGAGAACGGCGCGGAAGAGGCCGAGGCAAAGCTGATTTCCGACATCGGCAATCTGCTGGCCCAGCGGATCAAGGCATATAAGGACGGCTGCAAGGCGGCGGGGGTTGAGGTATGAAGATCATCGCCGTCGATTTTGACGGATGCCTATGCGAAGATAACTGGCCGTACATCGGGAAGCCGAACCAGTTTATCATCAATGAACTGATACGGCAAAAGGCAGAGGGCGCGAAGATCATCCTATGGACATGCAGGCAAGGGGAGCATTTGCAGGCCGCCGTGATGTGGTGCATCAACCGCGGTTTGAGATTCGACGCCATCAACGAGAATCTGCCTGAGAATATCCAAAAGTACGGAAACGATTGCCGAAAGATATTCGCGCATGAGTATTGGGATGATAAGTCGGTATTGACGCACGGCGGCGATTCCTCATTCATGCTCTGGATTCGTGATGACGGGAATATCCATGTGAGACGATGGTGCAATGATACGCTGAAAGTGAAGGACGTAACCCTGGTCGAAAAGATCAAAAGGTGGTGGCGCAAATGAGCGCGGCGAAAAGGTTTCATGTAGCGAATCCTGGACAGCTAAAGGCATTGGTGCCATTCGCAAAGTCAAACGCGCCATCCTTGGCGAGAATGGTGCGGATATGGTACGCAGCGCAGCGCAAGGGCAAGGATCGCTGGGATAATTCTATCTATGTTGGATTCTCGGGAGATCGTCGCCGAGAGGCCGGCATAGTGCGGGTTGATGCCAACAATGAGTTGATCGTATGCGCTCCGCTTATGTACAACAAAGCTCTCAACTACTGCGAACAGAACATGAGGCGGGTGTACGAGTAGATATTATGGGGACGGCTCAGCGGGAGCGGCGTGGGTATGCCTCCTGAATCATGCATAAAAACAACGGCCATATTGTTTTCTTCTTCACGCTGACGGTTCGAGCCCGTCCGTCCCTACCAGGTTCTCGCTCAACGGAACCAGCAGAGCGAAAGCGATGCACCCCCACGGTCAACGGCTTGCTTGCGGGCCATGTAGACCGGCTCGTCTGCACCTAACAGGCGGGTGCCGCCTGCCGGACAGCGCTCGGCGCATGAGCGCTGCGAGGTCATATAAGGCGGCTATCATGGGAATGTAGCTCAGATGGCAAGAGAGCGGGTTGATAAGCCCGAGAACGCCGGTTCGAGTCCGGCCATTCCCACCAAAGCCAATACAACGCCCGCGAAAGCGGGCATTATTCACCAGGAGGACGCCGGGCATGGACAGTTTCGAGGAAATCAAGATCAAGGCACCGAGGCCGGGGGCTTGCAGGAAATGTGCCACGGTACACCATCCCGGACAGCCTCACGACAGAGACAGCTTATACTATCAAAACTGGTTTCGGAAGCGGTACAAGCGCTTCCCGACATGGGCAGACGCTATGGCGCATTGCACAGATGAAGTGAAATCGGAGTACACAGACATCCTTGCGAGGCGCGGGATCGTCATTGAGAAGGGAGGCGACGATGGATAACGGCTGGATTGGCATTTCTGATGGTCCAATCGCAGCCGGAGACGGGCCGGTAATCGTCTGGCACGTCTACAGCGGCGTCATGGTGGAGGAGCGCGACAATGCGACCAGAAACCAGTTCATGACCCACTGGCGAGAAATCGACACCGAGGCATGGATTGATGCGAGAAAACGCAGACCCACCAAACAGGACGCCGACGCTTACGACTGTGTAATATCGCGGAACAAATGGGGCCACGTAGATATGGCGGGATGGCACAGGTTTGAACGGGAAGACAGCCTGATTGCCTGGCAGCATCCGCCGGACCCGCCCGACAACTTCCGCGAATTACGGAATAAAGCACGATAGGAGGAATCCATTTTGAACGAACTGGCCAACGCCGACACCAGAGCCCTTTCGATACTGGACGGGCTTGCTATGCAAGCGCAGATGTTCGCACAGAACGCTTGCATGAACCTATTGCAATTAGGGCGTGTGCTATCGGAAGCCCGCCCCCTTATCCCCCACGGCGAATTTGATGGATGGTGCAGACAGCACGCGAAAATGAGCAAGCGCACGGCGGAGCAATACATGCAGGCTTACGCCGAGTTTGGGCTTGACACCAAGATCGCGGAGCTGGGCACCAGCAAGGTCATCAAACTGCTGCCCATGGCCCCGGAGGAACGGGAGAAACTGCTGGCCGAGAACGACGTTGCATCCATGTCCACCCGACAGCTTGACGCCGCCATACGCGAGCAGAGGGAAAAGCTGCTGGCCGAGGCCCGCGCCGAGGCGCAGGCCGAGATTGACGCGGCGCACGCGGCGGCGCAGGCCGCAGAGCGACGCGCCATCGACGCGGAGAACAGACCTCCAGAAGTGCCGGAGGAGCTGACCGATCAGCTACGCGCCAACCGTCAGAAGATACAGGAGCAGCAAGCGGAGATTGCCCGCCTTGCGGACGTAGGCCGCACGGTAATGACCGAGAAGCAGCGGCTCATTCAGGAGAACAACGACCTTCGGCGGGATCTGAAAGAGCGCGACGAGGACATGGAGGCCATGCAGGCCGACTTCAACCGCGCCCAGGATGAACTTCTCAACCTACAGAGCGCCCAGGCGCGTGGCGACGCGGATCGCCTGCCAGCCGACGCGCTGACGGCGGACGTGTTTTCCATGGCCGTAAACACATTCATAGGGACTTGTTGCCGCCTGCCGCAGATGGGCAGGACATTCAGCGCCATGCCCCAGGATGAAAAAGAGCAATACGACCAATCCCTTCGCACACTTGAAAAGTGGGCCGAGGGCGCACGATTGGCCCTTAACAACGTCGCATACGAGGAGGCGATTATCGTTGACTGATATTGTCAAGCGGGATGATATGGAGCTCGCGCCGGAAACCGTGCAGATCGTTTCCATTGTCGTGCGGGATATGATGGCCCCGATCATGGAGAGCATCGGCAAGATGCTGGAACACAACACCCAGGCCATGGAGCAGATCGCCGCTGCCCAGCAGATCACCAGCGACCGCATCGCGTCGCTCGAAAAGCGCGTTCGCCTCCAGAAGCCTATGAGCAAATCCCAGGAAAATTGCATCAACAGCGCAATCCGAACCAGAGCGAGGGAGCTGTTGGACATTCGCGGCTATGCCGACGATAAAAAGGCCGTGACGAAGCTGTGCGGTATCATCCGCAAGAGCGTCCTCGCCCGATACGGTGTCGGAAGCCTGCGCGAAGCGCCGGCGTATGACTACGATACAGCCATGAAACAGGTCGGCATGTGGAAGGACATGCTCGCCATCAGGGACGTAGAGAAGGAGGCGCGTGCGCGTGAGGCGGAAGCTGTGGAATTGGGCGAACAGCCTGCGCATGAGGATGTTCAGGAGCCGGTGGCCCGCCCGGATCATTAACTTGACGAGTGAAATATGCGTTCTGCTTTGGAGGGATTGACAATGCTACCATATAAATCCATCAAATACTCAGACCCGACAGAACCTACACCCTCCGAGGGGGGGCGGAAACGCAAACGGGTATGGGAGAGAGTGACCGACGGCGAATATCAAGCCAAAGGCGACGAGGGAACGAAACGCATGGTCAGGGACGAGCAGACGAAGATGTATCAACTTTTGGGCATGATAGAGCTAATACAGAATGTCATGGACGGGCTTGACCGCAGATTGAAGATGATTCCGAGGGGCGTTGCCCGTGCACATACGGCAAAGAGCCTGATAACCAAGCTGGCCTTCGATGTGATTAACACCGCGCCAGTTGAGCAGCGAAAATACATACGCGACCAAATCGTTGGAATTGAGATCATGACTGGCATAAAGGCTACGATGCCCCGCGATCCAGAAGCCACATTCGGTCAATTCCTGAACTTTCATCAGCTTTCCGTAGTTGCCGATGCTATTCAGGATCAGTGCGTCCTATGCACCATAGAGGACCCGGCAGAACAGGCCAAATGCAAGTATCGGAAACTACTGGACGTTCTGCCGGTGGATAAAGTGGACGAGGACGCAAAGGGTTGCGGATGGTTCCACTCATGGAGCCTGTAATAAACGCGATTTGAATACGAGGAGGATTACCACATGCTTATCAATGAACTGGCAAAAGAAGTACACCAGAACGCCGTAGATCATGGCTGGTGGGAGGATGAACGAGAAGCGCCGGAGATCATCGCACTCATTCACTCCGAATGGAGCGAGGCGCTGGAAGAAGCGCGGGCCGATATGCCCCTGGCATACATTACTCTCAAACACAATGAGCTTTCCCCTGTGATGACGGAGATCATACCGAGGGGCGATGATGGCACTTATACAAGTGAAATTGGCCTTTCGGATGGTAAGCGCATCACGGACGGAAAACCCGAGGGCGTGGCCGTGGAGCTAATCGACGGCTGTATCCGCATTCTTGACCTGTTTGGCGAGCTGAATATCAATGCCCTGGACGATAAAACCGATAAACCGTTTGAGATCGAAGGGCTCTACGAGGAGGATATAGCCTGCGAGGCGAATTATCCGCTGTCCCATACCGTCGCTTATCTTCACGGGTTCACTTCTGATGCTCTTAAATCTGATTCGGCTACCGGCCCCATCAATCCCGGCGCGCTAACGTCAGCTTTGGCATTGGCCCTCTCCTGGGTAAAGAAGCAGGGGCTCAACCCGCTGGCGATCCTCCTGGAGAAGCACGCATACAACAAGACCCGGCCCTACAAGCACGGAAAGAAATTCTGAAACGCTGCGAGGTAACACCATGCCTATTGTCAACTATGTTCGGGAACACATACGTTTTATGGAGTATGCGTGTGATGAAAAACTCACGTCCAGCGAACGTCTTTTGTGGTATGCGCTCATGCACATCATGAACCAACGCGCACAAGGCAATGTCTGGCCGGACGAATTTATCCGCATCAGCAATGAACGTCTGCTCTCGTTATGCCCTATGAAGTTTGACACGATGGCAAACGCCCGCAACGGATTGAAGCAGCGCGGCCTTATCGAAATTGAGAAGGGAGAAAAGAACAAGAAAAGCCCGGCCTATCGCATGATTTACTTCTACCCCATGTACGCCTCACCCTCCACAGAACGCGACGGATATGACGGTTATACGGAAAATTCGGATAACATGGGGGGTAACATGGGGTATAACATGGGGGGTAACATGGGGTATAACATGGGGGGTAACGCAGGGGGCAACCCAGGGGACTTTAATATAAACAATAACTACGGACTTAATCCTACTCCATACAGGAATCGAGAAGAGGATGACGAGACCAGTATAGTATCTCATTCCCGCGCACGGGTCCGGCAGGCCTGGATCGACGCATACGGGCGAGAACCGAATCCGTCCATCGTGTCTGCAATCATGCAGCGCGGCCTGAACGTGCTCCATTTCGACTTGGGCGTGGTCTGCGAAGCCATCAGCATGACAGCGCTGCGCAATGCCGACAGCCCGCTTGATTACATCTTCCGCCTGTTCAGGGATTGGGATTATCGCAAGATCAAGACAGTCAGCGACCTTGAAGCATACTTGGAGGGCGAAGAAGCATGAACCATCTGACGATCATTGGGAATCTGACGGCAAACCCGCAGAGCAGAGTTATCAATACGAGCAATGGCACGGCGACGGTCTGCAATTTCACCGTGGCGACCAACCGGCATGTGAGAGGGCAGACGAAAACGACGTATTTCCGCGTGACATGCTGGCATAAGCAGGCGGAAAACGCCATGAAGTATCTGACGAAGGGGCGAAAGGTATCTGTGTTCGGCCCGGTTGAGGCCAGCGCATACATCGCTCAGGACGGATCAGCGCGGGCACAGTTGGAGATCGACGCCGTTGAGATCGAGTATTTGAGCGGCAGCAGGCAGGATGAAGGGCCGCAGGCCCCGCCGCCCGAGGATTACGGGCAGTATGCCGATCCGGGATATTGACGGAGGTATCCGCATGGGAGAGCTTTATGAGCGGCGACAGGTGACGGCCCATAGGCCGCACAGATGCCATCTGTGCGGCAAGGCCATCCCTGCGGGGGTGTGCTATATCCGCGAGAAGTGGAAGGATGACGGTTTCAATGAGATCAAGCGCCACATCCATTGTGACGCGCTGCTGGACGAGTTTTTCGAGAGCAATTATTACAGCATGGGCGACGAGTACAGCGATGATGAAGTGTGGGAATGGATCAGGGACAAGTGCCTGGAACTGTGCGGCAGCGATGGGCGCTGGGACTGTGAACACAACCCCTATTCCTGCGAGCGCATGATCGGCAGCATCACGAACATCAACAGCCGCAATGCGGCGATGGAGTCCATGAGGGATTGCAAGGAATAAAGCGAAGGAGGCCAACGCCGTGTATTTACAAATCATGTGTTCCCGTTGCGGGCACAGGAGCAGGAAATTCAAGTACGACAGATATAGCAGGATTGAGCCAGCGGACGAGATTGTAAAGGCTGGATGGGATAGCTTTGGAGGTGCGTTCTACTGTCCGAAGTGCGTCAAGACATGGGAGCAGCGTAACGGGAAAGACAGGCCGTTGTGGGGCGAGAACCATACGAAAGAGCGCGTATATCAGACGATGGTAAACGAACTGCTGGATCAGATTACATATCTGGAAAAGGGAGAGTGGCCGATGTGAGCGTGATTCATCTGCCTTTGAACGATTATGAAGTCAAAATCGAAAATGGCCGTGAAATCCATTACTGTACAATGCGACAGATTCTAAAACATACAATCGGCATGGACAGTAAGGGAACATATAAGCGATATGGCGTAACATACTACAAACCATACCGGAATTACTTTAACACGTTTGTTGGTTCCTATCCGTGGCCGGAGTTGGAAGAAGCCGGATATGCGGCGCACGGCGACATACACAAGCACGGCGATGGAAGCAATGACACGGTTGATTACTACATGACCCGCAAGGGCCTGGATTGGCTGGGTGCAGAGTTGGGCGTTATCATAAGGGATGAACGTCGGTGAAACTGATTCGGAGGAAAAAGACAGATGGGAAAGAAAACTGGAAGCCGAAAAAAGAAAGATTTCAAGGTAATACCGTGCATCTGCACGCGCTTTCACCCGAAACAATGCCATATCCCGCAATGGGAGGATAAATACACCGAGAAATTCCATTGTGAGGAATTTTATTCCGAACACCCGGATGCGGAACGGGATGGATTTTATGGTATGCCTGTGCTCGGCGTATATCAGGGCAGAGTACGCGGTAAGGACGGTCAATGGGAATACGGCCAGTCATTTCATTACGAGTGCCCGCGCTGTGGACGCGGAGGGCTTGGAATTACTGATGATTACAAGAACGCATGGGCGGCGCTGCGCGGATGGAACAGGATGCAGGAACATCTGTATATGTTTGAGGAACGCAAAATTATCGACTAACGTTTATGGGAGCAAATAATGAAAGCATATTCAGTGAGCGATAAAGACTGTAATATTGGATATTCGTATGTCATTTTTGCAGAAACGAGGGCAAAGGCAATTAAACATGCCCTTGATTACTGTGATAGCGCTTTCGATTCTTGCGGGTGGACAGACATGCGTGCGATCAGGAAGCCGCAGTTGGATAAGTTCTATCGCGGCGAATCGGAAATGGACTGGTGCAACATGGATGATCGCGTCGCAATGGTGCGATATGCCGGGTTCCAATGCTCGTATGAAATGGATGTTACATCTGACGAGTGTGAGCAATGCGCGGCGCATGAATGGTGCGACAGATACGATAAAGAGATGAGATGAAACAAGGAGGCTACCATGGACATCAACGAAACAATACTTGCTTTTCAGTGCTGCGTACAGTTACCACCAGACTGTGCTCACTGTCCACAACAAGGGCCTGGATTTGGTATTGCCTGTAGGCAAGCTGTGAAGGAGAACGTATTGATCTGGCTGAACGCGACGAAGGAGGTCATGGAGCTTGGGAGCAAGGACAAAGATTGATTGGTGTGACGCTACCTGGAACCCTGTCACCGGCTGTCTGCATGGATGCGATTATTGCTATGCGCGGCCAATCGCCTATCGCTTCAAAGGGCGGTGCGGGTTTTATGCAATAGATCACGGCGAACAAGATAAAAACATCCATGTTCTTGAAAATAACGTGTGGAAAAACAACGGTATGAAATCCCCATATCCATTTGGCTTCGATCCGACATTTCACCGCTACAAACTGGACGAGCCGAACCGCTGGAAGAAGCCGAGGAATATCTTTGTTTGTAGCATGGCGGACATGTTCGGGGATTGGGTGCCGGACGAGTGGATTAAAGCTGTGTTTGACGCCTGCGCAGCCGCGCCGCAGCATCGGTATTTATTCCTGACAAAGAATCCGAAGCGCTACATAGACCTTGCCAACAAAGATATGCTGCCGAAGGAGCATTGGTATGGCTACTCCGCTACGCGACAGAACCAGTTATGGAGGTTCCATCACGCGGACGATTGTCCATGCATCAACCTGTTTGTGAGCATTGAGCCAATCTTGGAGGAGATGCAGCCTGGATTCTCTACACATGTACCGGCAGATTGGGTTATCATCGGCGCAGAAACGGGGAATAGGAATGGCAAAGTTACACCGAGCAAGTCATGGATAGACAATATCCTGATGGAGTGCGATTATTCGGGCAGACCCATCTTTATGAAGGAATCGTTGCGCGGGATAATGGGCAATGACTTCCGACAGGAATTTCCGTGGGGTGCCCTATGAGCAAGGCCATACATAACATCGACGGACGCTTTATGACCGTGGATGAGATCGCCGAGATGCTGCATGTCAGCGTTCGCGCCCTGGAGGTCAGGCGCAGCAAATACGGCGGGTGCAGCTATCAGTTGATCGTGGACATGTACCGCGATAATCTGATCGGGAGCAGAACCGATAAGTGGGAGCGCCACATGGTTGACGGGGAATGGATAACCCTTGAGCAGGCCGCAGAGCGAGTGGGCGTAAAGCCGAAAACACTGAGAGCATGGCGCAGCCAGAACCGCGACGAACACGGCATCAAGCCGACACTGGCCGAAGCGGTTGCGCATTACCGGAAGTACATCACCGGCGAACGCAAGCGCTATCCGGGCAGCATTGCGAAAAGGTATTGGGTAAAGGGTGAATATTTGACGTTCAAAGAAGCGGCGGAGAGGTATCACACCACCGAGAACGCTTTGAGATCATGCACACATAAGCATAATTGCAGCCTGAACGCGGCCATCAAGCGGCTTGAATCCAGACGCACCAGGGAGGCCGAGAAGAATATACTCGCCATATTGATAGGAGAAGCATAATGAATAATAAGCCAACGCCACAAAACCTGATCGCAGCCATCCACGCAAAATGTATGGATTGCAGCGGCGGCAGCCGGAGAGAAGTACATGGATGCAAAATCAAGGATTGCCCACTATGGCCTTACCGACAGGGAGGACAGAAGGAACGGATCGGTCGCTCCAAAGGACAAATCAGCATATTCGAGGTCGAAAAGAGGGCGGGCGCATGAAGGTGAGCGTATGCCGCAAGTGCCGGTTTTTTCGAGAACGGCGATGGAGCCAATATTATGAACCGAGGAACTATCACGCCATAGGCATGTCACACAAATATGGTTACTGCGCCCTTCGGAAACAGCGATGTACAGATATCGGAGAGAAGGATTGCTCGCCAAATCAAACGACGCTATTTGAAAGGAGAATAGAAAATGAAAGTCAGAGTAACCTTAATGACAGAGAATAACGTCCCTGCGGAAAAAGTGGGAAAAACCAAAGAAGAGCGCAATGCAATTGCGGCGAACGCCTGGAATTATGTCCTTGCCATGTTTCGAGCTATGATTCCTTACACAACAGACAAAATAGAATTAGAATCCGTGGAGGTTCTTGATGACGAATAAAGCCGAAGAACGCTGTTGTGAGACTTGCCGCCATGACCTGGGTGGAGGTTACGATAATTGCCGGATCAATCTGGAATCGGAGTGTGCCGCCGGAGGCTATGAGGCTTGGGAGCCGAAAGAAACGGGGATGGATATGGAAACAGCAGCGAGAATGATTGCCCGCGCTCTTGCTTCTACTGGCCTTTTGTCGAAAGATATCATAGGCATAGCGCTACAACGACCAGTTTCGGAATTATTCGGAGAGCGTGATGATTAAAAAGCGCGAACGCTCGCGCATTTGGAGGGATGAACCGTGAGGAACGACAATTTCCAGATTAGCGGCAGCGAGGGCATGGAGAAGGAGATCAAGCCGGTAGTGATCCGCAACCGGGATATTCCGCTGCTGGCCGATGTGTTGTCCATCATGCAGGAGATAAACCAGATCGAGCAGCGGCGCGATTGGCAGCGGGACAGGATGACCAACATTACCCAGCACTTGACGGGGATGCCCGGCGGCGGCGGTATGCCGAAAGGCTTTGACGAAGCGTTTGCCCTTCTGTCGGAGCTGGACGAGGAACATGAGCAGCGATGCAAGGAGTATGTTCGCCAATTAAAGGCAGCGCAGAAGATACTCAACGGGATCGAAAGCCGGAGCATGAGGGCATTTGTGACCATGAAATATGTGATGAATGTGCCAGACACAGAGATTAGGCAGGAATTAAACATGACGCGCACCGGATTCAATCGCGCGAGGCGCTGCGTGGAGAGCGCGGAGTGCATGGCGGCGGTCAAGTGGCGCGAGCGATTCATCCTAAACAATGTTAAGAAATGACGAATTTGTAAAAACGTGTTGAAATGACAAGGCGGTTATGCTAAAATGCTATCGTCGGTAGAATTATGAGGAGCCGGACAGCGCAAGTTGTCCGGCTCTGCGTCGTTTTGGCAGGAGGGGGTGCGAATATGCCTGACATCAAGATCGAGGTTGACGCCTCCGACTTGAAAGGAATCATTGACCGGCTGCATCAAAACATGACCGAGGAGCAGTTTGAACGGGCCATGTACGGTATATTCAATCGCACAGGCCGCCACGTCGCCAAGATACTGAAACAGGATTTGCCAAAACAGTATGAAGCGAAGCCAGGCGACATCGGCGCCGCCGTAAAAAGCGCACAGGTCTCGGTGGGATTCGGCGGCGTTGGCTGCGTCATACCGATTGTCGCCCCACGCGGCAAGATCGGCAGCCAGTACAGAGCCAGTGGCGGCGCACACGGTTGGAGAAGCCTGCACAGGAAATACAATGTCAAAGCCCGCGTGTTGAAGGGCGCTCAAAGCACTCTGCCCGGCAAGTGGCACTCGGGCTACCCCCCGTTCCGCAACCTGGGATCGAAGCTGGGCGGCCTGACGTATGCCAGAAGCAGCAAGGCACGCGGACCGATTATGAAGCTGACCGGCATTGCCATACCGCAGATGCCCATGAACAGATCAGAGGCCGACGTTCAGCAGGACATCAAGGAATACCTGGAAAAGCAGATCGAGCAGCGTTTCAACGCCCTGATGATGGTGGGACGATGAGCCTTGAATTGACGATGAAGGAGCTCGCAAACATCGCGGGCTATACCTACCGGCGATTATATGACATAAACCGGGATTTACCACCAGACAAGAAATTGTTTGTAGCTGGCGAGGGCGGAAAATACGACCTCGCCATTTTTGTGCAGCGATGGGTGGATTATAACGTCCGAAACGAAACCGACGATATTGAGGACCTGGACGCTGTAAAGGCCAGGCATGAGGCCGTAAAGATCGAGAAGACAGAGCTGGAAGTAGCGAAGATGCGCGGCCAGTTGGTCGCCATTCAGGACGTAATGCGGTTATGGGGCGACGTAGCCAATACTGTGATGCAGAACATGATCCACTTGGCAAGTAAGGTCGCCCCGATGGTGCGCATGATGGATAACATTGAGCAGATCGCCAATGTCATCGACACGGAAGTGCGTAAGACCCTTACAGATATTTCCAATACCCCGCTGCCGGACTACGCGGCGGGAGAAACCGAGGACAGCGAGGAGGATGACGAGGAGGTGTAGCGGTGGGCGCATTGGCAGAACTCGCCCGGTACACCTTTTCAATGTTCCGACCACCGGCACGCCAAACGGTTTCAGAGTGGGCAGATCAAAACCGCGTACTGGTATCGGAGAGCAGCGCGGAACCCGGCGCATGGCGCACGGATCGCGCCCCTTACCAGCGCGAAATCATGGACGCCTTTACTCAGCCGGGTATATGGCAAATCGTCATCATGGCGAGCGCCCAGGTCGGCAAATCCGAGATCGAACTGAACATGATGGGATGCGCCATCGACAACGATCCAGGCCCTATGCTGTATATCCAGCCGACGGACAAGGTTGCGGAGGACTATTCAAAGCGCCGTATCGCGCCCATGATAAACGCCTGCCCTACCCTGCGGCAAAAGGTATTCAAGGCTCGCAGCCGCGACGCCATGAACACCATTACCATGAAAACCTTTCCGGGTGGCAGCCTGGCGATCATCGGCGCGAACAGCCCGGCAGACCTGTCCAGTAAGCCGGTGCGATACATCTTCATGGACGAAACCGACAGATTTCCGGCATCCGCCGGAACAGAGGGCGACCCCCAGGAATTGGCCGAGAGGCGAACAGAAACCTTCCGACACAACCGGAAGATCGTAAAGACTTCCACGCCGACCATTAAGGGGGCGTCCAAGATCGAAACGGATTACATGAACGGCACGCAGGAGGAATGGCACACCGAATGTCCCCATTGCCACACATTCAGCTATATACGATTTGCGGACATCCACTTTGAAAAAGAGGATTTCACCAATCAAAGCGGTGACGAGGATTATCACGTCAAGGTCGTGACATGGCGCTGTCCGATATGCAAACGGGACATCGGGGAACACGAGTGTAAGCGCCTGCCCGCAAAGTGGGTCAGCAAGAATCCCAAGGCCATCGACAACGGCATACGCTCCTTCCGACTGAACGCCTTTATGTCGCCCTGGAGCGACTGGAAGGACATCATCTGGAAATTCCTGAAAGCCCATAAGGACGCGACCAAGCTGCAAACCTTCTACAACACCATATTGGGCGAAAGCTGGGAAATCCACTCCCACGACGGGCTTGACGAGGCGCTGTTTCGCAGGCGCGAGCATTATGAAGCCGAGGTTCCGGCGGGCGTGCTGCTGCTTACAATGGGCATGGACACGCAGGACAACCGCCTGGAATACGAGGTTGTGGGTTGGGACCGGCAGGGTCAAAGCTGGGGCATCAGCCGTGGCGTCATCCCTGGGAGGCCGGACTCGCCTGGCGTATGGAAAGAAGTGGACGAGCTGTTGGACAAGGAATGGAAGCACGCCCGAGGTTTGTACATGAAAATCCTTGCGACGTTTATTGACTCCGGCGGCCACTTTACGACACCGATCTATAAGCAATGCGCCAAACGCGCATCCAAGAAGATATGGCCCATAAAGGGCGAGAAGGGCGAAGGAAAACCTGAGTGCAGGCCCATGAAGCGCGGCATGGGCGACGGCGCAAAGTTCATGCTGGGCGTTGACGCCGGGAAAGCTGGCATCATGTCAGACGCGCAGATCGAGGAGCCAGGGCCGAATTACATGCACTTCCCCATTGACTACCGGGCCGGTTATGACATGGAGTATTTCAAAGGCCTCATATCGGAGCGCCTGGAAATCCACCGGCGCGGCGGCCAGGGCGTAGCCGTATGGGAACAATTCTATGAACGCAACGAGCCTTTGGACTGTAGAAACTACGCCCGCGCTGCATATCGTTATTTCCATTGGCGATTTGACGAATTGGAACGGTACATCAACGGCGAGGATACACCGCAGATCATCACCAGGCAGCAAGAGACCAAGCGAAAAACCCGGCACATCGTAAGCCGTGGAGTACAAGTATAGGAGCGTGACAACATGGCGATCACATCCGCGTACACCCTCTCAGAAGCCCAGGAAATGCTGGGGCTGTGGAAAAGCGCTGAGAAAGCGCTGGCGAGCGGGCAAGTCACCAGCTACCGCGTAGGATCACGGGAATGTACCCTTGTGGACTTGGAGGACATCAGGGCAGCGATCAACTATTTCTCGAACCTTGTGGAAGCCCTCTCGGGCACCGTGAGAACCAAGCGCGTGACCCGCGTCGTACCGCGTGACCTGTAAAGGGGGATCAGGAATTGAACACCAAGCCAAAATTCAGAGAACGCGCCCTTTACCTGTTCAGCCCGAAGCGTGGCAACGACGCCTATAACAAGCGACTGAACCAGGAAAAAGAGCAGGAGCAGAAACCCACAGGCCGCAGACCTACAGCGAATCCGCGCATGAGCTACGGCAGCCACGGCGCGAGCACGACGAAGAACTCTCTTCTGGGCTGGATCATCGACGCGGGCAACGCAGAGGACAATATCGACCTCTACTCCTCCACCCTGCGCCAACGCTCCCGCGATCTATACGAGGGCGGCGGTCTCGCCCGAAGCGGCGTGAACACCTTGACAACCTCTGTCTGTGGATGGGGAATCATGCCGAAGCCGAAGATCGACGGCGATTTCCTGGGCCTTAACGACGAAGCCAGGGAGGAAACGGAGCGAACCATCCTCCGGGAATGGCGTCTTTGGGCGGAGAATAAGATGTGCGACGCCGAACGGCAGCAAAATTTCTATGACCTACAGCAGCTCGCTTTCCTGTCGATGCTGATGTCGGGTGACGTTTTTGTGCTGTTCGGCATGAAGGAAAACGCCAGGACGCCCTATCAGACCACCATACGCCTGATAGAAGCTGACCGCATCTGCAACCCGGATTCCAGCGGTTCGAGCGAGAGCAAGGAATCAGACAGCGGCGGACGCATCATCGACGGCATTGAGATCGACAAAGAGGGCGTGGTCACTCGCTATTACATCGCCAGCCGAAGCCCGATAGCAGCCAACGACAACAGCGAATTAACGTGGACGCCCATTGATGCCTTTGGCAGCGATACCGGCTATGAGAACATGCTTCACATCATGACGCATGAGAGGCCAGAGCAGAGGCGCGGCGTACCCCTTGTGGCCGCAGAGATTGAGGGTTTGAAGCAGTTTGCCCGGTACATGAACGCGGAAATCGCGGGCAAGCTGGTCTCCGCGATGCTGACCGTGTTTATCACCAGCAAGGACGATGACGGCAAGGCCGGCATGGAAGATGCCGTAAACGAGGACGAGAAGGTTACGGACGATGAACTGAAACTCGAACTCGCCCCAGGCGCGATCTATGATCTGCCACCCGGAAAGCACCCGGAAACGGTTGACCCGAAGCGCAGCGACACGCAATTCGAGGTCTTTGTGAATACCTTTATCATGGTCATAGCGTCGAGCATGGGGATTCCCAAAGAAGTGCTGGTCAAGAAGTACGAGAGCAACTACACCGCCGCCCGCGCGGCGCTGCTGGACTTCTGGCGAACCGTGAAGGTGTACCGCAGACGATTCAACAGCGGATTCAATCAGCCGATATACGAGCAATGGCTATCCGAGGCCGTGGCATCCGGACGCATCGAAGCGCCCGGTTTTTTTGATGACCCGATTGTTCGCCAGGCATGGTGCGGATGCGCCTGGATGGGCGCGAGCATGGGCCATGTTGACCCGTTGAAGGAGGTCAACGCGGCGGAAGCCAGGATCAGGAACAACATCAGCACCGAGGAACAGGAGGCCATGGAATATAACGGCAACAACTGGGATGAGGTTGTGCGTCAGCGCGACAAGGAAATCACCACACGCGAAATGATGGGCGGCGACGTTACAGAGCCGGACGAGAGCAACGACCCGCCGCCGGATGACGGCGACGAGGACGAGGAGGAGGAAAAGGACGATGAATAAAGAGCAATACCGCATCCGCTTCAGCATGAAAGCCGAGGGCGAGGAAGCCGAGGTAATGGTGTACAGCGAAATTGCCAACGACAAGTGGTGGGGTGACGAGACCACGCCGATAGACTTTGACAAGGCGCTGAAAGAGGCTCGAAAGAACGGCGCGACCAAGCTGAATGTGCGCATCAACAGCGGCGGCGGAGAGGTATTCGCCGCCGTTGCCATGCGCAGCATGATTATCAACGCAGGCTTTGAAAGCGTGCGCGTGATGATCGAGGGATTTTGCGCCAGCGCTGCCACACTGTTCGCCACGATTCCCGGAGCCAATGTGGTGATTGCCGATGGGAGCATGTTCATGATCCACAACCCCATGACCATCACATGGGGCAGCGCCGATGAAATCTTAAAGACCGTGGATTCTTTGCATAAGATGGAGGATCAGTTTCACGGGATGTACGCCGCAAAGACCGGCGAGAGCGAGGACACGATCAAGGAGTGGATGGACGCCGAGACCTGGTTTACGGCGAAAGAAGCCTATAATCACGGCTTCTGCGACGAGCTGCTGGAAAGCGAGCCTGTGTCCGCCTGCGTGACGGCGCGGGAAATGGGCGTGATGAAGGACATCTACAAGGCCGTGCCGGAGAGCATCGCCATCAAAGACCAATCCCCTACCCCCAATATCAGTAACGGTACTCCTGTTGCCGGGGCACCGACTGAAATAAACAATCACGAGGAGGAAGATTCACACATGGACATCAAGGACATCAATCTGGATCAGCTTCGTGCGGATAACCCGGCCCTGTTCGATCAGATCAGGCAGGATGCCGTGGCCGCCGAGCGGCAGCGCATTGAGGATATCGAGGCGCTGACCGATCCGGGGTATGAAGAACTGGCCGCAAAGGCCAAGGCCGACGGCACTTCCGCGATGGACTTCCACAAGCAGATCATCGAGGCGAAGAAGCAGAAGGGCAAGGATTTCATTGCCAACCGCCAGAAGGAAACCGCGCCCGCCGCAAAGGTGCCTGGCAGCACGCCCCAGAACGGCAAGACCGAGGAGCAGGAAATGCTGGACAACGCCAAGGAAATCGCGGCCTATGCCCAGGAGTTTTCCAGCGCCAGCAATGAAAGTATGTTTTAAGGCATACGGAAAGGAGCAACAGAGCCATGAGCAAATTGTTTGATACCATCGGAACCAGCACGGTAGACCAGATTCTGGCGAAGGTCGAAGCCGACCCGATTGCCGTCAATCTCCTGCCCGGCCAGGGCGTGATGAAGCGCGGCACGGTGCTGTACAAGAACGCCAGCGGATTCTATCTCCCGGCTGGCACCAGCCAGATTTCGACCAGCTATGACCTGGTCGTGCTGAACGAGGACGTTGACACCGGAAACGACGCCACCGCCGTGGCCGAGGTCGCCGCCGCGTACCGCGAGGGCACCTTCATCAACGGCAAGGTGAAGTATGACAACAGCGGCACGCTGACCCCCGTGACCGAGGCTCACAAGGTCGTGCTGCGGCTGTTCGGCATCAAGTTCAACCAGAGCGTCGAGAGCTCCGGGACGTTTGACAACGGCCCCGTGACGATCACCTATGTCGCCAACAACGGCGCAAGCCCCGCCGAGGATGACGTGGCAATCGAGACCGCCCGCGGCGGCAGCTACACCATCCTGAACAATTCGGATTCCAGGCTGGGATTCACCGCACCCGCCACCAAGAGCTTCAGCAAGTGGAATACCAAGGCTGACGGCAGCGGCACGGATTACGCGGCGGCGGCCAGCTACACCGCGAGCGCTGACCTGACCCTTTACGCGGTCTGGGCCTAATTCGTGGAACAACAACAGCGAAAGGAGAAAATGAATATGGATCTGTATGACGTTCGGAGCCAGCTCAAGGCGATTGAGCTGATGCCCCGTGAGTGCAGCGTTTTGGCTGATTTCTTCTGCAAAGAGGACAGCGTGCAGGAAAAGGACAAGGCCATCTATGATTTCCGCAAGGGAACCAAGCCGATGGCCCCGACCGTGCATCCCGGCACGGGCGGCGTAATCATGGAGCGTACCGGCTACGAAACCCGCGAGATCGGATTCTGCACCATCGCGCCGGAGCGTCTGATCGAGGATCAGAACCTCCAGGGCCGGATGTTCGGCGAAGCTGTGCTGGGCGCTATGACGCCTGAACAGCGTGAGAAGAAGATGCTGGCGAAGGACCTGACCGAGATGCGCCAGGCCATCCAGCGCCGCAGGGAGTGGATGGTGCGCCAGGTGCTTCTGACTGGCAAGCTGAACATCTTCGAGTACACCAACGAGGGCCGCAGCGCGCAGGCGACCATGGTGGCTGATTACAGCTTCACCAACTTCTTCACCCCCACTATCGCGTGGGATCAGGCGGGCGCCGACATCCTGAGCGACATGGAGGCGATCTACGATCTGGTCTACGAGGGCCTGG